AATGCCATATAAAGAATTTCATGATGATATGAAGAGGTTCAAGTATATAAAGATATTACTAAAGAAATATACAGACCACGGAGTATTAAAGGAACGGTTATTACTTAATCACATAATCGTATTGAATAATGTGTTTGGGCCTGAGGCATCAACGACACTTATGTTGTTCAAGATAGAACCAAAGTATTGGCCCCAACTAAAGTCGTTTATGAATTTCTTGGGAATATTGCCTGAGAAAGAATTACCAGAGGTACACGAAGATTTATTTGTGTCTGGTGCGTTAAGGAAACTATAATGGGTAGAGCGATAGATTTATTTGTAACGTACAGGTTTATTAAGTTACTGGTCACACCTTTTGAAAAACAGGAGGCGTATAAACTTGGTATCATAGATAAAGACGGTAATCGTATTACTGAACCTGGCACAAATAAACCCACCACACTTAGACTTGGTAAAGAGAAGGATGCATACACAGTTCTTCACAAGTTGGTTTTCAATATCAAAAAGTTGTTTGCAAAGGTGCCTGGATTGCGTACTAAAGTTGGTACATATGCATCTGCACTGTTTCTGTTAAAGGATACATTTAAAGAACACGTTGATGACCCACAGGTATTTGAAAAAGAATTCCTCAAGTATCTAAAAGAAAATGGATATGAACTTGATGATACTATTGCAGAAGAGGTAACACTTGAGGATGGTAAGTTACCAAAAGGTATATATAAACTAACACAGGATATCGCATTTGATGAAGAGGATGCTGATACACCAGACGCATTAGAGGGTGATGAGATTCAAGTATTTGAAGCAATCGCACCAACTGATACTATCTTAGGAGTGGATGTATTCCCTGTAATTCATGTGCCAACACAGAGTAAAATCTTTGTCAGTGCAGAGGATATTAAAGAAGTAGGAATCGAGGATTTAGAACTATGAGTTTAAAATTTCAAGACATCATGAAGAATTTCTACAACGATGAAACATTGGGTATTAAGAACGAAGATGCCCCTGCAAATGCGACAGGCCCTGCTGTTGCTGGTACTGGTGATGATAGTTCAGTTGTTGTAGTTAAAAAGAAAAAGAAAAATCTGTACGATGGACGTACTAAAGAAGCAAAAGCATTCATGAAAAGAATGGAAACGCTTCGTGCAAAGAGAGAATCTAAACTTGCAAAGACGGTAAAGGAAAGAACTGAAGACTTTGGAGTTGAGTATCTTCTTGCAGAGGATAATGTTGCAATCTTACAGAACATCGTTAAAAGAAAACAAAATAACAAAATCAAAATGAAGGACGGTACAATGCGTATTGACCTTTTCACTGCGTCTGCACTGACACAGGCACTAGACCAAGTTAAACCAGACACCAAAAAGAAGATGATGGATATCATCAATAATGGTGGTAAAGCACAACTGATGAAACTTGTTAGTGTGGTAATGAAGTGATGTCATGCGTTCTTTTAAAGAAGTTGCATACAATTTTGAAAAACCAATAGCAGACCTTAATGCTAATTCGATGGGGCCTGGTCTTGATACCATGCGTCCTATCATTAATCTTACCGCTAGTAAAGAAATCACGAAATCAGACCTAGACCAACTGGAACGGTACGCAGATAAACTGTTTGCCGCAGTTGGTATTGATGTTGAGTTTACTCGACATTTTCTTGATAGGGTAAATGATGAACGTAATAGGAAACAAATTACAACCGCTGAGTTAACAAGACTGTTCAAACAATCTTACAAAAAATTTGGTAAGAAGATTGCACAACTTGGGCCCGATGCCGAAGCTGTGATTAACGATATGAAAACAGATGTGAATATGCCGTTCGCACTAAACCTCAAGGGTGGTGAACTAGAACTTGTTGCGAAAACAATTATGAGAAAGAAAGACTTCAAAACTCGTAATCCAAAACTCGCATTTGAACAATATAGAATGTTAGAAGCACCAAGGATACCAAGAAAAAAAGGACAACCTGCTGGTTCTGATAAACATTCTGATTTGTATACAGATGAAAACCCAAAAGGCACAATACATGGTCTTAAATTTGCAACAGTAGAAGATGCGAAAGCAAGTGTTGCAAAGATTGAAAAGTCTGGAAAGACACACGCACATAAAATACAGGCAGCAATTGCAATGGAACAACGTGCTAGGGTCATGGGTAAAACTGGGCCCGCAGATGTATATCGTGCATATATAAACAAGATGAAGAAAAAGACCAAAGAGATGAGAAAGAATGAAGACGTAAGACGTATGCCTGATGGTAAGTGGGGTGTTTATGCAGATAAATTTGTTAAGGGTAAAAGGGTAATGACCCCTGGCGGTAAACACGCAAAAGAGTTGAAAAAAGTTTATGATAATGAAAAAGATGCAAATGATTACATGGCTGCGATTATGATTGCAAAAGGTGGTGGGTGATGAAAACTTTTAAACAGTTTGTAGAAAAAGCACCCAATACATCTGATGCAATGAAAAGGTATAAATCTGGTAAGGCGGGATTTACTGATAAAGCACACTTGAAAGCCAAAGGTTTGATACCACGAGCTGACGGAACTAAAAGAAAGTCAGACAAATATAAGTAAAGGAGAGTCAAATGATGAACTGGATTAAAAGCAGAATGAAAGAAAGAACATCATGGGATGGTGCAGTATGTGTTGCACTTGGATTGATGATTCTATTTATGGCGCCACTTGCTAAGATTGCAGCAGGAATTGCAATCGCATGGGGTGTGTGGACTATTTGGAAGTCAGAATAATGAATAAATGTAACAAGTGTGGGTGTGATTGTCACTGTCAAAAGGTGTCATGTCCAACTTGCCCAAATGACGTATGTTATAAATGTGAGTGTAAGTAATGATTAAATTATATGGAGCAATCGCTCTCATAGCAATATTGGGTGGTATCGGATATGGTTTTAAATACTATTATGATACCACCCAAAACACGATTGCACAATTGCGTGAAAATAATGCACAGTTGGAAGTTGCAGTAGAAACAGCAACAGAGAGTGTAAATAAATTACAGGGTGACATTGCTAAAATGGCAACCCTAAATAAATCTCTGCAAGAGGATTTACAAAAAGCAGAAGCATATGGTGATGAACTGCGAGCAAAATTAAGTAAGTTAAATCTTGTTGTGGAGGCATTGAAAGATGCAAAATTATTAGAAGGAAAAATGAATGGCGCAACAGCGGATGTTTGGCGTGACTTCATGGGCGACACTGGTGGTGATAAGCAGCGTCCTCTTCCTCAATGGTTGCAGCAGTCTGAGACAAGAACCAATAATCAAGACAGTAACCAAAGTGGAGAAGACAACAGTACCAGTAGTAGCACGCCCGAAGCCACTACAACTGAATGACACAAGAGTATTTGTAGTCACCAAAGATAACTATGAGGAATTCCAAAAGGAATTTACTGCAATTTATGGTGACTTTGCCTTTGTCGCATTGAGTATGAAAGATTATGAAAACCTTGTTCTTAACGTAGCAGATATAAAAAGATACTTAGAACAACAAAAAGAGATAATCGTTTACTACGAAAAAGCGGTGTCAGAGGAGAAAACAGATGGAGCAGATGATTGATATTGCTATTGATTTAGCAGTAACATGGTGGCAGTTTACTGTAGTTGGTATACTAATTGCAGTAGGTTTTATTATCAATATGTTTGGTGTTGATAACAAACGTGAAAGGATTGGGTTTGTATATCATGTCATGCCGAAACTAAGACCACTGAAAATTGAAACAGCAGGCAAAGGATTTTGGGGTGCTATTTGGATGTGGTTAACAGGAACTAGACATTGGGAAGTTGCCGATGATTGGGAATTCACTATTATGGGTGAGGACTATATTATACCACAAGGATTCAGATTTGACGGTGCATCAATACCTAAGTTCTTACACACTTGGTTGTCACCGACAGGTGTATTGTTGATGGGTGGTCTAATACATGATTATGCATATAAGTATGCAACTCTACTCAAGTCTGACCAGAAAGAAACTATGGGTAAGATTACTCAAAAACAAGCAGACCAAATTTTTAGAGACATCAACATAGAACAAAATGGTTTCCATTTTCTCAACTATTTGGCATACTACGCACTAAGACTTGGTGGTTGGGTTGCATGGAACGGTCACAGAAAGAGAAATGAAGAGGTCGAAGTTAGTAAGTAATTTTGACAAATAATTGCGTCAAACTATTGTGCTTGTCAAAATCTTGACAAGACCTAAATAGATATATGGGAGAGTGGAATGGCCGCAAAAATATCAGATGACACAAATGTAGCAATGCCAATTAGAAACATGGTTTCTATTATTGTTGCAGTTGCTGTCGCCACATGGGCATACTTTGGGATTATCGAGCGACTTAACAGTATCGAAACTGAACAAACCCTCATGTCCTCAGATTTAGAAAAAAACACAGAATTTAGAATCAAGTGGCCTAGAGGAGAGATGGGCGCTCTACCAGCAGATGCCGAACAGTTCATGTTGATAGAACATCTTGCTGGTGAACTAGAAAAACTATCAACAGATATTGAACAGGGTAAAGCACCCTTTGACCAACAACAAGCATTGACATTGAATTTTTTTGAAACTAGAATAAACAAATTAGAAGCACAGATAGATGACTTAAAGGACAAGATAGTGAACAATCACTACGAAGCAGTACAGAACGGAAAACACTAAAATGAAGGTAATAGAATTTGTACTATTATTATATATGAGTGGTGGTGAATTGATAGAATACACAGTTCGTGATGGTTTAAGTGAATGCCTCTCAACCAAGAGGACAATGGAAAGAAATATGACACTAGACCCACAAAAGAAGGATGGTGTTAGAATCAGTTGTCAAAAACTAGAAGTTAAAGTAGATGGCGGTGGTAACATTCTTGCGTTTATTGACGGCGCTCCAAAAGGATAGATAATGTCAGTAGAAACAGAAATTGCACTTTTGAAAAAAGAGGTCGATGACATGAAAGGTATTCATGTTCGTCTTGATACTGCTATTGAAAAGATTGCAGATGTTTCTAGTTCTCTACATACGATTATGGCAGTTCATGAAGAGAAGTTAGTAAGACAGGAAGAAGCATTGGACGAACAAGAGAAAAAACTTACAGACAATATTATGGAGTTACATTCTCGTATTACGTCTAACGCAAAGGACACTCACAAATCTATGGGTGACATGGAACGCAGACTTGTTGACCAGATGAATGCTCATAGTCAGAAGGAAGAAGAACACTTTCGTAAGATGCGTGAAGAATTGTCGCAAAGAGTCGGCATCTTAGAAAAGTGGAGATGGTTGATTATTGGTGGGTCAATCGTCATAGGATTTGTATTACAAAAAGTCTTGACAATCAACCTATAATTTTATATACTCAGTTCCATGAGTATGTATGTTGATATCAAATATCTTAATCTAATATCCCACAGACTTCAAAGGTTCAAAAAGAAGAGCGATTATCTTTGGAACTTTCGATGTCCGTACTGTGGTGATTCCAAGAAAAGTCAATCCAAGGCAAGAGGTTTTGTCTTTCGTAAAAAGAGTGACCTATTCTATAAATGTCATAATTGTGGGATGGGAACTAATTTATCTAATTTAGTAAAACATATAGATTCTAAAATTCATAATGACTATATATTAGAACGGTACAAGGAAGGCACCACTGCAACAGGAAGGGGTGGCCATGTCGAGAATCCAAAATTCGATATACCGAAACCTGTCTTTAACCAGAAGGGTATCTTTAAAAATGTCAAATCTTTTAGAGAAATTGGAAAAAAGCATCCTGCTTATCGGTTCATTGAAGACCGAAGAATTCCTAATGATGATGATATCTATCTGGTCAATCAGTTTTATTCTTGGACTAACAACTTAGTTCCAAATAAGTTTCCCACCTTGGATGGTGACCACCCAAGGATGGTGATTCCGTTTCGTGATTCCAATGGTGATATATTTGCATATCAAGGGAGAGCGTTTGGAAAAGAAAAACCAAAGTACATTACCATCATTCTTGATGAGAGTGTACCAAAAATATTTGGACTTGATAGGGTTGACCCTTCTAGGGATATTTTTGTCGTGGAAGGCCCTATTGATAGTCTTTTTATACAAAACTGTATTGCGGTTGCTCAAAGTGATTTGCGTGTGCCTCAATACAAAGATAAAGCAATACTTGTTCCAGATAACGAACCAAGGAACAAACAAATAATACAACAGTTGGAGAGGGCGATTGATGATAATTATAGGGTTGTGATATGGCCTGATTATGTGCGACAGAAGGATATTAATGATATGATTTTATCTGGATTGGACGCTGTAGAGATTATGGATATTATAAGTAACAACACCTTCCAAGGATTATCAGCAAAAGTAGAACTTCAAAAATGGAAAAGAA